TCCATTGAATGGAACTTCACCCATGTGAAATAGCATATAGGCCCTAGTGACCTTATGAATACCTATGTAATGGTAGCTTCGGAAGGGTTTAGAACACATGTGATTTTTGGATTCATCTTCACGGTTAATAGAATAGTAGACGTCACGCGTAATGTATTTTCTTGAAAAATAAAATTTTCTGCCAAATGTTAAATAAGCGCATGGTCCCCATTTTCTGTGGAGCTTGTAATTTGGGTATCCACGTATTCGCTTCTTTCTTTTACCGATATAGGTGTATCCGTAAATGTTGTACCAGCTAAAGCATGAGGACCACATGGTGAAATTAAGCATGTGACGGTTTCTAATAAAAGAATAATCATATGAATATTGGGGTTTTTTAAAATCCTCGAAGAAAAGAATGACCTTTGGTAGGATAAATCCGCCGACACCAATTAAGATGAACACACAGAAAAATATAAATGCTAGGAGACCATAAACAATGTTCAGGGTAGACTCATCGATGTCATCCAGTAGTTCGGCGTTTTTCATTATATCATGACCCACATACAACGCCGCACAAGCTGGCAATATGAATTCTATTGCGTGGTGCTCACGGACAGCGACCGACTTGTATTGCATTGCTTTAGTGCCATTTTTAAGTTCGATGGTATTAAAACCCTGGTGCCTATCTACATTTGCATTAGACAATTCCTCTATTATATCGGCTTCTTCCTGATGTGTAGAGCATTTCTTAATCGCCTCAAGAATTTCCCTGTTGGTCGCCTGTCTCGAACTATCAAAGGTTTTACCTGTAGATCGTCCACGCCGCGCACCCTCTGGCAGAGGTCCAATAAAATCAACCGGGAAATATAGACCAGCATAACTGAACACATTCGTTTGATTAAGAACCTGATATATCGTGTCAGAAATTGCACCGTGAAATGGAACCAGTGACACATGGTGTTCATCGTACCAGACATCTTTCGTTGCTGCCAACCCCGGGTGACTGTCGAAGTATTCAAGTACATCTATTAAGCACTGTCCCTGTGGGCGGATATCAGGCGGGAGTGTCAAATACGGATAACGTCCCCTGATGTCATCACCAGTAAACGGGTGTATTCTCTCAAATTCAGTGGATCGTGGAATCGCATCACAGGAAAAGTCGATCCCATAGGGACAGTTCCACTTCGAATGGTGGGAACAGGAATCCCCCATTTTGATACTATTTGCACATTCCCAGTTTTTGCCACAGGCCGCTGTGTGAAGATAACCATGATCAGTTCCCATGTCGGACTCAACATCTGTTTGGTATCCCTGATGATTGGAACAAAATAGTTGTGTGAATTTGACCTTCCGTGAACAATTTAGGACGATACATTCAAGGTTGTTCTGGTGTTTCTTTGGAATGAAGGATTTGCGTGATTTTGTGATAATAGGGGAAGATTGTTCTGGTGGAGTGACAAGCTCAAGGCTTGGGGATAAAATCCCGTCACATGATTCAGGATGTACCCTGGAATCATTTTTCTTTTCAATCTGGGTGTCATGAACCTCCCAGTTTTCCGATGTGATAAGGACTGAATGGGGGTGTCTACAATCGGACGTATGTTTATGATAGTGGGTTGCGCATAAGTGTAAAAAGCACTGATTCGGTTTCGATTGTCCACCATGATTTTCACGGTTAGCCCTTTCTTCTTTTTCTTGGAGTTCCTTTAACGCACGACGTTTTTGTTGCTGTTGTTTAGTTGAATTCTCTGAGGCAATCTTCGAGTGTAATAGTGCACACTTTTCGGTATTATCGAAATGGCATGGTTTGAAGCACGTACCATACCTTGCCGTTCTGACTCGTTTAGGCTGGCCGAGGTGATCAACGGTGCTGAAAAGTCTGCACTGGCATGGGTTCTTACGGCATTCGGAACATAACAATCCTGTTGGCAACAAGCTTTCCAACCACTCGAAGAGGTTTAACCCTGCTGCGCGTAGTTTAAGTGCCTTTTCAAATCTGATAGTTGTTCTAGCCTCCTCTTTTTGAGCCCATTCCTGAC